GGCTACAGTTACGTGCTCAAGATTCCTCCCGAAATGCTCTTGTTCGTACCCGTATGTAAATGCCTGCTTAATTTGCATTACGCAGTCCCTCCCTCTTTCTCCAACCGTTCCATACAAGCCAACAACGGCGCTAAAGCACTTCCTTGCACCCCCGCCTTGGTCAGCGACATAGCAGCCATGAACAGATTGCTCAAATCGCCAATGTTAGGATTATCCTTGTGCTTCTCCATGTACGCCTTGAAAGCCACATCCTTGGCAGCAATCAGCATCATGCGCTCTGCCAGTTGCTCCTCAGCTTTACGCTTAGCTGCCCAGCGGTCTTCTTCGTCTTGGCACTCTTTTGCAACCCGAGCAGAGTATTCCTCGTCGGTTTCTTCACGGACTTCGTAAATCTCCCCGTACTCACTGCCACCGTAATCCGAGTCAACCTTCATAACAAAATCTTTAGGTATCTTGCTCAGCCATTCGATAGCTTGCCCAACAGTGCGCCCGTCAAACTGGTCAGTCCAGTCTACGAAGTCCATCAGCGTCTCAACAGTTTGCTTAGTCATTTCTTCTCCAAAAACTTATCATGCATATAAGTGGCGCACACACTCCCAAAGCCCCCGCCAAGCCCTAGTGCAAGAGCAAGCTCCATCAGCCCTTCCATGCCGTTCTTCGATATTGTGCTCACCACGTACACTTCAAGCAACGCCATTAAGATTGAGAATGGCGGGATGAGCCAATAGAGCTTCTGCGATACGTTGAGCTGCTGTATAGACTTTACGCCGATATAGAAGAAGCTTACGACGAATGAGAGCGCGTAGACGTTCACTCGGTAGCCTCGCTATCCTGCACAAGCTTAAACTCTCCGTCGCCCTTGTTCTTCCATACCTTGACACGCATTGGGCTGAGGGCTGAAACTTCTTCACGAGTGAATGCCAAAATGTTGTTGCACGCCGTTGCCAGAGCACCCGACCCGCGCATGTCCATTGGGCACGAACAGTTGTAGTACGCTTTGTGGCAATCGTCACAGTAGTGTCCGCTGCTCATACATCCTCCTCGTTATCGAATACAGCCATTGTACAGAAGATTTGTAGCTTCTGTCAAGCGTTTCTTAAAACTGATGATCTTCAGCAACACTAAGAATCACTTCCCACGTAGTGTCATCCATAGTGAATGTGTCGCACTCGCCAAGGTAACTCCACGGACGATTCTTCAGGCTGGTGAGCCGCACACGGCCCCGCTTACGATCTGGCAGAATTTCTGGCTCAAGGCCGATAACAACCCAACTAAGCTGTTCCAGTGCCGCTGAGCCGCGCATCATTTCCTTCGTAACACGCACCCAGAAGGGCTGATCTTCCTTGCCCTTTGGTGCTCGCAAGTCATTCGCATCCAAACGCTTGATATGCGAGATAGCCACAATTCCGACCTGATTTGCTGCACAGAAAGCTGCAAGCTCGGTCATGACAATATCAAGTTCCTTGCGTTCGTTATCAATAGCAGACCCGCTGATGACGACGCTCAAATGGTCGATGAAAATGTAGCCACATTTTTCAACAAGGTGCATGTGCTTGATCTTAGACATAAGCTCGCTAATGGGCAAGCTGCCAAAGTGGCCAAGCATGATAAGCTGATCGTTGTCTACAATACGTTGTCGCGCTTCTGCAATGTCTTCTCGTGTTGCAACCGAAAGGGGATTGTTCTTAAATTTGTTGAAGTTTACCTTCAGTTCACCAGCAATCATGCGCTGCATGGTTTCTTTGTTGGTTTCCTCAAGGTAGATCATCCCCACCCGCTCGCCAGCTTTCATAATGGCAGATGAGAACTTGGATACAACGGTACTCTTGCCTACGCCAGAAGGACTGGTAAGAAGAACAAGCTCGCCCTTACGGAAGCCGTGAATCTTGTCCATAAGCTCCGGGAACTCTGGTACGTAGATACCTTCTGGACGTGGCTCAAGGATTTCATCAAGTGAGATGTCAGCAGCTCGCACGATCTTCTCTGCACTGAACGGACGCTTGCCAAACTGAACAAGCTTAGCAAGCTCGCTGCTTTGCCCTGCTTGAAGCATATCCGAAGCGTCTTTAAACTCGCCAGCTGTTGTGATAACAAACAGGGACAGGTTGCTGCCGACCAACGCACCAGCCACAGCTTCCCGCGCCTCGTGGCCCTTCATGATGTTCTTAGCCTTCTCAGCAGGCGTGCAATAGTCGTCATCAAAGAAGATGCTCAGACCATCAAAATCTGTGACAAACGAATTGTTGTGCAGCACAGCTTCCACGGCATTTGCTGTGCCCATCGGTATACTGCAAACAAACGGCTCCATACCTGAGAACTTCGTACCCTTGACGCTATCGACCATCGACTGCCAGCAACTCATCGCGTCGATTTCGCCCTCAGTCAGCACCAAGTTGTTCTTTTTGCGCTGGACAGATTCAGCAACATCCTGTCCAAACAACTTGTTCGATATGGTGACAGACCCGACTGTGGACCAGTGATACTTCTCACTCTTGTCTTTCGTGAGGTCCATCTTTTTATAGCCTGTCACCTTACCCTTTTGGTTTACAGAGGGGAAGTAGAGGGCTTCGACAGTGCGACCATCGGTTTCACTAATACCTGCACGCACACCAAACTTCTCACACGTCTCTTTGGTGAGGTTGCGAGACGGGACATCTTTGAAGGGATAGCCTTCAATGTCCTTCAGTGTTTCCTTCGGGACGAATTCACTACCACTGCTATTGCTCATAGAGCCTCCCTTAAATTTCTCGTATCCCAATTATATCTCCTAAGCCAATCACCTCAGTTACGCAAGGAAACAATACCCCACACCCACCTTCCCAGCCTCATCCTCACTCGCCCACATAACATCCGTCTGTTCAATGCAGCCCCAGCAGTCATACTTCACAGGCACCCAATAGCGCCCGTAAGCCTGATATGGTGCTCCAACAACCTCTGTCACGTAGCAGTCGCAGACGTTCATTCGTACTCCTCATACATAAACTCGCACCCGCATGCTGTGCTGAGCAACTCATGAATGTTATTCTGATCTGGCGGCTCATCACCATCCTCATCAATAACAACCTCCCCGTTCTCGCCAATGTACTCACGAGAGCCTGCGAGGCACGACTTGCAAATCCACTTGAGAAGCTCCTGCCGCGCGTCATACTCGCACTCATACTCTTTTACCCAGCCGGGTGCAGAGGCTTTGCAGAGTTCGTAGATCATTAGAAGCTCTTTAGTTCGTAATAGAACAGTTCGTTGCGAATTTCGTGCTGCACCAGCTTCAGCAATTGCGTATCAAGCTTCTGTTGCTTATCCAGCTCCCGCAACAGCGCCTTCGTTTCTCGCAAGTCCTTTACACGCTTCAGAGCGCGATAGCCGTCACGCCAGAGGACGTTCAAGGAAATTTGTGAGGCCCTGCGTGCCAGCCTGCTTTGCAACTGTGCTGCCATGCTTGCGTAATAGCTCATTTCGATTCCTTTGCTTTGAAGAACGGTTTCTTGAGGTAGTCTGCTAAGAAAAGTAAGTGGTATGTTGTCAGAGTTAGTGAAAGCCCTCCCAGCACAGTGAACCAAAAAACTGCTCGGCAACTCATATCAATCCGCCCCTCGTCGTTGTAACGATACCCGAGCCAAGCCGCCAAGAAGCCCGACAGCAGCCAGCCAATAATGCAGAGAGCAAGCATCAGAGTTCCTCCTCACGGGCTTGCAGCATCACATCAGCCCACAGATACGCCCCACGGGCCGTTTCTAGTGCGTCTTGCACAGCTTCGTCGTTTTCCTCTTGTGTGGTGATAACCTTAATTTCGACCGTGTTACCCTTAATCATTGCAAGAGCGCTAAAAGCAAATTCGTCACGAATGTTCATTGTGTTCTCCTAAGTTTGCTACGTTAATTGTGTTAGTGGAGTTATTGTATGTGCTGCCGAGGATGCTGTCAAGAATTATTTCTCGTACAGCCAGCTGTATTCCCCGCAAAGGTGGCAAGGCTGTGTCTCCCACCACTCAGGCTCGATAAGCTGTCTGCAAAAGCTACAGTGCATATCGCCGGTCGGATGGAACAGCCTACCACTAGGCTCTTCAGCTTCAGAGGGCTTGATCTTAGGCACAGATCACCTCGTTACAGAATCCGTGCGTTTCAGAGTAGCCTTGTCCAAGCTTGTTAAGTTCTTCTAACATTGTCTTCCTGTACTCACAAGCAAGGCGAAATGCTTCTTCCTCTCCATATAGTTTCCAAGTAAATGTCCTAGACCTGTGCTTACCTTCAAGGTCTACCCAAGTGGCGCAGTACGTCCAGCCTCCTTGTTGGTTGAGTCGAAGACGTACGCCTGTTACCCCTGTCGTGTTTACTCTCGACAACTTACGATTTCGAGTATTTACCGCGAGAGATGTAAGCCGTAAATTTTCAATCTTGTTGTTGGAGCAATCCCTGTCAATGTGGTCTACGGTCATCTTAGGTGGAATCTTGCCATTGAAAAGTTCCCACACAATCCGGTAGGTCAGATAATATTTATAGAACATCTGCAACGTTGACCGCCCGTTAACCTTCCCAGCAACGTCCCCTTTGTGCCTGTGAATTCTTCCCGTCCCGGATAGGCAATCCCTGTTCCACCTTAAGCAAGTGGGACTCGTTGGGTCGTAATATACGTGTTCATACCAGTTAATATCGTTTGTCAACGTAACACTCTCCTTTCACTGTCTTCCGGTACTGAATCCAATTTTTGAAGTTACCACTCCATAGGTTGCCATCACGATCCATGTGTGAAATGCCAACTTCCCAGTCTTCATTACTGAACCCAGAGCAGCTACCATTGCACTCGTCCAAACCTTGAGGATACTTCATAGGCGTTGCAGCGTGCTCCAAAGCACCCGCGTGAATCTTGTCGCCATTCACAAGCCTGTCATACACTTGCAAGCTCTTCTCAAGGCCGTAGTTTTCGTTACGGAATGAGGTTGCTGCACAGCGAGCGCAAGATACTTTGATGGCTTCTTCCAATGTGAGTTGCTGGAAGGCCGGATCAGTCAAGGTGTCATAGGCAAGCTTCCCCACATAGAAAATCTGCGGCCCGGTAACAGACACATCATCTTCAGTGTACCCAACGACCTCTTGATAATACTGCACAAACGGCAGATGCCACTCGCCAGCCTTCAGCTTCTGCGGAACGCTCTGCATATGAGCCTCCCTCATACAACGTGCAAGCTCCTGCAACGTAGGGTCTGCTGCGGGATCATCGCGGAGCCAGTAGAAGTTGTCCGTCTCAGTTGCCGTCGTGAGCACGCGAATCATCTGGAAAGGCTCTGTCAGGCGCCCACTAATTTGCTTATGAAATCCAGCGTCGTTGAACCGCTCAGACCACTTGATGGCATCTTCACGAGCACGATACCAAGCCTCTTCTGGAGCAAGCATCTCGGTTACGTCAAGCTCAGAACTTGTATCCCAAGTATCCCCTTCGACATTTGCATCATGCTCTCCAGCATCTTGCATCCCAGAAGTGTTCTTGCCGAAGCGGACAGGCATGCCCTCAAGCTGCTGTACCATTTTTGCAAATGGGATAGCACGGCTACTAGCAGCACTGTTACTAAACATCCTGTGCTTCAAGTCCTCAGCATGCACAATGCGCGGGTAGTCTCGCAGGAACGTAATAATTTCCTGCCCAGCTTCTGAGATGGAGTGGAGCACCACTTCAACGCGGATACCGGATTTACCGTGAACTACAATATTAGTCATTTGTTTCCTTTCGCAACACCACACATCTCAGCAATCAGTTCATACACAAGCTTATCAGCAGCCTTCTTATCTACATAATCAAGCCCGCAACGTTCGCCTTCATCGTACTCGAATTTACCCTGCACAGCGCCCATGTCAACAAGAGCCTCGTATAACTCATACTCCCAACCACTGTTGCCGAAGGGCCGCTTGCCAGAGAATCCCTCACCTTCCATCCACAGCGTGCTAAGAAGCTCTTTGAAGTAGCCTCGGATACTGTGCGCAGGGCAGTCACGGAACTTGTACGTATAGTCCAGCATTTCTTGGGGTGTCATTCCACAATCTCCGTCTCAGTGTCATCCACAGTGTTATGCACAACAATCATAGCCTCGTCAGGGTTGTGCTGTTGTTCCCATTTCGAGCGGAGATAGCCCACACCCTCCGCGTGCGCCATATCGTTAGCCGAACAATACGCCACATGTTTAAAGATGCCGTCACGCTTATCTTCGTCATCTAGCTCGAACATATAGCTTTCAAACTCTGAGATAAATTCCTCCGTGAGAAACTCATCAGGAATATCAATCTCGATTTCCTTCTCAATGGTGACACGTACAGTTTTCTTCATTTGTTCCCCTCATTAATCCCCTCATTAATCCCATCAGCAATCCACAAACACAAGACAACCCAATATTGCCACGAAGCCAACGTCAAGCCGCACAGCGCAAGCGTTGCTCCCATACCGCCTGCAATCAGCCACCGAGCAGCAGTTTTACGGCTCATACAAACTCCTTCCGATGCATTTTAATCGCTTCATCGTAATGCTCAAAATGAGCCACGCCACACTTCATCAAACACTCCATCAGGTGCT